AATGATTTTAACGGAATCTTCCCAAGTAATATCAGCCCGATCGAGCTCGATTGGTCGACGACTGATCAGATCGAACTGTTCCAGGTGACATTCCAATATGACTACTGGTCAGTTGGTAAGGTCGGACAGACAGGCGATGCCGGCGGTGATTAATAAGTAAAGGGTAGTTATTACCCTTACTTTTTTTGTTATTTAAATTGGAGAATCCATGGCCGAGTTATTTGGTTTTGAAATTAAAAGAAAGCAAGAAGAAAAAGCGCTTCTATCATTTGCCCCAAAACAGGACGATGATGGAGCGCTTGTTCTTGCTGAAGGTGGAGCTTACGGCCAGTACGTTGATATGGAAGGTTCTATTCGAACCGAATCAGAGCTTGTCTCGACGTATAGAGAGATGGCTCAACATCCTGACATCGAATTGGCTGTCGATGATATTATCAACGAAGCGGTTGTCATTGATCCAAAAAAAGAAGTTGTATCTTTAAATCTTGATAAGTTAGAGCAACCAGACAAAGTCAAGAAACTTATTCTCGACGAATTCGAAACTGTACTCGAACTTCTTGAATTTAATAGCCACGCATACGAGATCTTTCGGAAATGGTATGTCGACGGCAGAATATTCTATCACTTGATGATCGACGAGAAGAAGCCAAGAGAAGGTATTCAGGAACTACGCTATGTAGATCCTCGTAAGCTTCGGAAAGTCAAGACTCAAAAGAAAAGAAAAGTTGCAAAAGATTCAAACGTCATTGTTCCGATGGCCGGCGAAGAGTTCTACATCTACAACGAAAATGGGTTTGGTAAAACTCCAAGTCAACCGAATTATCAAGATCCTACTACACAAGGCATTAAGATCGCAGTCGACTCGATTGTCAACGTATCTTCTGGCCTTGTCAATGTCAAAGGTGATATGGTTCTTGGTTATCTACAAAAGGCGATTAAGCCACTCAATCAGTTAAAGGCGATGGAAGACTCATTGGTCATCTATCGTATCTCACGTGCACCTGAACGTCGTATCTTCTACATCGATGTTGGTAACCTACCGAAAATGAAAGCTGAGCAATATCTTCGTGATGTGATGACTCGCTTTAAGAATAAGGTCGTGTATGATGCCGGTACCGGAGAAATCCGAGATGATCGGAAACACATGACCATGCTCGAAGATTTCTGGCTACCTCGTCGTGAAGGCGGTAAGGGTACAGAAATTACTACTCTTCCGGGAGGTCAGAACCTTGGACAGATCGACGACATTGTTTACTTTCAACGTAAGCTTTACAAAGCTTTGAACGTTCCGATCTCTCGCCTCGATCCTGAACAAGCATTTAACTTTGGCCGAGCCACTGAAGTGACTCGCGACGAAGTGAAGTTTGCTAAATTCATTACACGTCTTCGCACTCGATTCTCAGAAATTTTTAGTAAGATTCTTGAGAAACAATTGATTCTGAAAGGTATCATTACCTCAGAAGATTGGGCCGAATTTAAAGCTAACTTTAAGTACGAATACTCTGAAGATAATCACTTCGCCGAACTCAAGAATACAGAGATTCTTCGCGATCGTATTTCGATGTTACGTGATGTCGATGACTATGCAGGCAAATACTATTCGCACGAATGGATTCGTCGTAACGTTCTTTATCAGACAGAAGAAGATATGGAAGAGATCGACAAGCAGATTATTGAAGAAATGGATAATCCGCAGTATGCTCCTCCAGAAATGGGGCCAGGTGGAGAGCAGTTACCACCTGGAGATGTAGGCACTGAGCCTTCTCCAGATGATGCGACTCCTTCACCAGCAGGTAAACCGAAGGCTACTTCTATTCCAAACGTACCAGATTTGGTAGGAAAATAAACCGAGTATAAATAGTAAAAGAATTTTGGAGAATTTATATGGATATTGACGAACTGATTGGAGCAACCGTAGATCAACAACCGACACGGTTTGCAAACGCATTCGACGCAATTATGAGACAGAAAATTGACGCAAGACTCGAAGATGAGAGTGTTGCATATGCTCAGCAAATGTTCGCCGAACCAGAAGACATCGATGACGAAGACGAAGCCGCTGATGATGCCTTCGACGAAGAAGATTTTGAAATTGACGACGAAGAGTTCGAAGACGAAGATTTTAATATCGATGATCTTGATCTCGAAGAATTAGAAGATCTCGAAGACTTAGACACAGAGGAAGATGACGACGATGGCGAAGACGCTTAAAGATTTCTTAAATGAAAGACAGCTTGGGCCGATGGTCGTCAAGAATCCTGACGAGCAAAAGTTCATTGACAAACACGTAGTTGCGAAGACTGCTGATCGCAACGGTAATGACGACGAAGTTTTCAAGGGCTCGAAGGTCAAGATGGCCGATCGCAAGAAAGAACGTCACGGTTATAATCCTGGCGAAGACGAAGACGTGTATGAAGAACTGAAGGGTGCTCAGCATAAGATCGATGCTAATAAGAATGGCAAGGTTGATGCGCATGACTTCCACCTTCTTCGTAAGAAGAAAAAGGTTGCTGAAGAAGCTGAAGAGCTAGAAGAGCTTAGCGAACCTACTGTACGCACTTATTATAATAAGGCCGGCGAACAAGGCAAGAAGATTGCCGATAAAATGAAGATGGTTGGCGGCGACTTTAGCTCAGACGGATCCGATACTAAGACTCTCAGAAAACGTGCCGCTGGTCGTACGATGGCTTTAAAGCGCCGCAGCGGTGAAATGAAGATGTCTGAAGATTCAGAACAGATCGACGAACTATCGAAGAAAACTCTCGGTTCTTATGTAATTAAATCTTTGGCTCCTAGCAGTGAAAAATCTGTTAGTAATTTGGCTTCTAAAGGTGGATATAAATTAGGCCAAGCGCATGATGACGATTACACTGCTGGCGAAAAAGAAGATGCTAAGTCTGTAAAGCGTTCTTTGGGTGTTTTGACGGCTGTTAGAAAAATGACTAAAGAGCAATCTGAATTAGAAGAAAAGCTCGACATGAAGAAAGCTTCGATGGGAACCGTAGTCAAGGATTTCCAGAAGTCTGATGCTCCTCAGTTTATGGGTAAATCACAGAAGAAGCGCCAAGTCATGGCGATTGCTGCGAAGCTTTCTGCAGAGCGCGGTGACAAACCATTGAATAAAGAAGAAAGACTGCTTACTAAGTTGGCTGATATTTCAGAAACACATCAGAGAACGATGGTATCGGTCTTTGAAAAACTCAACGAAGATAACCAATATGCATTCATGCAAGCTTGCGACACCGCAGACGGCATCGAGCAAATGTTGGACTTCTCAATCAGTTATAGAGGTGAATAATGGCTGTTACTATTACATCAAATAAGAAAAATACCTCTGCTGTTATTCACATATCTGCCGCGAATAGCGGCAATATTGTGGTTGCTGGCAATAGCACTACTACGAATGTTGGTGCCACTGCCACCTGTCTTGCTACGAGTGATGAGGTTCTTTCTGGAGCTTATATCGCACAAATTTTTTGGGGGTGTGACGGCAATGGCCATATTCAGATCCTCAGAGGTACAACTCTTGTTGGCGTGTATGACTCGACTGGCTATTGTGACTATGCCGGTAACGGTATGCCACTCAATGTAAATCCTACGGCAAATTTAGTAGTCAATTTTGTTGGTTCGGCAAACTCATATTGTTTGCTGGAAGTACAGAAGCAAGGCACATTCATTTCACCATATAACAACTCATAAGGTAAGAAGACATGAAGCTAATCACCGAAGTTGTTGAAGATCTGAAATGCATTACTGAATCTCGTGAAGACGGGAAGAAGAACGTATACATTGAAGGTATCTTCTTGCAAGGAGGCATTAAGAACCGCAACGGTCGTATGTATCCTGTCGAGACTCTTGAAAAAGAAGTGAATCGTTACGACGAGTCTTACATTCAAAAAGGCAGAGCTCTTGGCGAGTTAGGTCATCCTGATGGTCCGTCGATTAACCTCGATCGTGTATCTCATATGATCACTTCTTTGAAGAGAGAAGGCACCAATTTCGTGGGTCGAGCAAAGCTGATGGATACTCCGATGGGTAATATTGCCAAGGGGCTGATCGGCGAAGGTGTTAAGCTCGGTGTTTCATCCAGAGGTATGGGTTCATTAAAGCTAAATAAAGAAGGCATTAATGAAGTTCAAGACGATTTCTATCTCGCTACAGCTGCTGATATTGTAGCTGATCCTTCTGCTCCAGATGCATTTGTGAACGGAATTATGGAAGGTGTTGAGTGGGTTTGGCAAGACGAACTTCTCGTCGCAAAGAAACAAGCGGCGCAGGTAATAGAACAAACAGTACAAGCCATCGAAAAAGCATCTTCTTCAAAGCAGCTTCAAGCTAAAAAGTTTGAAATTTTTGAGAAATTCCTCAATAAAATTTCTAAAATCTAATTAGAATAAATAAATAAATATTACAAGGAGTCAAAAATGTCAAATAAAGATACGAGTGAAATCGTTCAAGACGGTATCGATGAATCTGCTGGTTCGGAAACATTGAAGCCGAATCCAACACGCGCAGAGATGCTAGCTACTTTTAGCCAGCTCCTTGCTCAGCTGAAGGGCGAAGATCTTTCGCACTTCTTTAACGATTCGATCAAGCAATATAGTGCTGATGGCGTTCCTACAGCGACTGCTCCTGGTGGAGCTCCTGGTATGGGTCAAATGCCGATGCCTACGCTCAATGCGGTCAAAGAAGACATCGATGAAGTTTTCGCCGGTGAAGATCTGACCGAAGAAGCAAAAGAAAAGTTTTCTACAATCTTTGAAGCTGCTGTTTCAGCTCGCGTTTCGATCGAAGAAGCTCGTCTTGAAGAAGAGTTTGAAACTCGTCTTGGCGAAGAAGTAGAAGAAATTAAAGAAGAGATCACTACAAAAATCGATCAGTATCTCGATTATGTAGTAGAATCGTGGATGGAAGACAACAAGCTTGCTGTCGAATCCACATTACGCGCCGATATTGCAGAGAACTTCATGGAAGGTCTTTACAATCTATTTGCAGAATCATACATCACAGTGCCTGAAGAGAAGCTTGAT